TTCAGTCTCAACACGAGAAGAAGGAATATGGTTTCCCCTGTGATCAAGAACCCCTCAAGTCGTTCTGCAACAAAACGCTCTGCAAAACAAAAGCGTGTGGAATAGGTAGCCACATTCAGCATGTGGAAATCACTGGTCTGTGTGTGGTCAAGTCTGAGCCACCTGTGTGGTTCTGTGACGTGGGTGGTCGGCGTGTTGAGTTGACAACCGATGATCTACAAACACCACAGCGTTTCCAGAAAGCATGTATGGAACAGATACATGTTATGCCTCCGATGATGAAGATAGCAGACTGGCAGGTAATTGTGTCCATGTTGATGGACGGCATGAGTGAAATAGATGTACCAGAAGAACTTACCTACAAAGGCCAGTTCATGGACCTGCTAGAGGCGTTCTGTGATGGTCGGGTACAGGCACAATCATTTGAAGAGATCGCACTTGGTAAGCCTTTTACGGACGATGAAGAAGGCATGACATATTTTAAACTAGAAGCGTTACTCAAGTTTCTACGCAACCAAAAGTTTGACAGCTACAGTCGTGGTCAGATTCAAGAGCGGTTAAAAGAATTGAACGACAATGGCACTGCCAATGGTCAGAAAAAATTTAAGACTACAAAGGGAGACTGGAAGAACGCTCGTGTGTGGTGGGTCCCGATATTCAATGCCGAGGTCCAAGTACCGAGTATCGAACTTGAAAGTGAGGTGCCGTTCTAATGCAGACAACAATCTTTGGGCCACCAGGCACAGGCAAAACAACCAAGCTTATATCTATCGTCAAGCAGGAACTTGAAGATGGCACAAGGCCAGAGGACATAGCGTTTGTGTCCTTCAGTCGTAAGGCAGCGGACGAAGCTCGGACTCGTGCTTCATCTGCGTTGAACATGAACCCAGATGAAATGGTTTGGTTTCGCACACTCCACTCACTTGCGTTTCAGTTTCTCGGCATAAGTCGTAAACAGGTTCTAAGAGGCACTGACTTCAGACAGCTTGGCGACATACTAGGGTTGGAGTTTTCTTCCAACTCTTCTTTGAACATGGCGGATGGGCAACTCTTCTCACCGGGCAAGGGTGGAGATGCTTATCTGTCCATGATTCAGTTGGCTAGGGTTCGTGAGATTAGTATTGAGCAACAGTTCAATGACACCAACGACAGGCGGCTACACTATCAACAACTGAAGCTGGTAGATGAAGTATTGCGAGACTACAAACGTGATACAAACAAACTGGACTTTGTGGACATGATTGATCGTTTTATAGTAGAGGAACAAGCTCCAAGGTTGGAGGTTCTGATTGTCGATGAAGCCCAAGACTTGGCCCCGATACAGTGGCGCATGGTCCACGATGTGCTCAAGCCACGAGCAAAGCGAATTTATTTTGCAGGGGATGATGACCAGTGTATCTACTCTTGGATGGGTGTGGATGTTCGTGACTTCTTAAACGCATCAGAAAATAAGATGGTATTGGATAAGTCATATCGTCTTCCAAGAAACGTCTATGACATAGCGGAATCTCTAATAAATCGAGTGGTTGTGCGACAGCCAAAAGTGTGGTCACCTGTAAGTGAAGCTGGGCAAGTCGTCTGGCATCACGATATCATGGACCTCAACTTTAGCAGCGGCGAGTGGCTGATCCTTGCTCGAACAAACTACATTGCTAATAAGATTGCAACAGACCTCAAGGAACAGGGCTACCTGTTCTGGCGTGAAGGTTCTGGTTGGTCCATTTCACCCAATGTACTAACTGGAATAGAGGTATGGCTTAAATTATGCAAAGGTTTGACCGCTACGGCAATGGAACTGAAGACGTTATCTACATTATTAAGGTCGGATATCGTGACCAAATCTGGAAGGAAGAACTTAGCCACCCTCGACAACGAAATTCCTTACGCTCTAAACGACGTAAAAGAGAACTTCTGTACGAGCGACTTGAGAGAGAAGCCTTGGTACGAAGTGTTGAAAGTGGCAGAGCAGGAGAGAATATACATCACTTCTGTTCGTCGGATGGGGGAGAAGATACTGACGGACAAGCCGAGGGTCAAGATATCGACAATTCACAAAGCCAAAGGTGGCGAGGCGGATAACGTCGCTCTTGTTTTAGATACATCCAGAGCCTGCGCTGAAAGCAGAGATCAAGACAGTGAGATTCGCACGTTTTATGTTGGGATGACTCGTGCTAAAAAAGCATTACATCTTATAGAGAAACAGACACGATACGGATTTGTAGTATGAAAGACAGAAAGTATTTTTTGGACACCGCTGAAGGTTTAATCAACGGTCCGAGGGCCAAGGAATATGGTCCTGCAAAGATGAATCATGAGCGTATTGCAAAGATATGGGGTATCATTCTTGAGCGTGAGATAACACCCGAAGAAGTTGTCGCCTGTATGGTTGGTCTAAAGCTTGCACGTTTAGCAGAGAACATGGACAAAGATGACTCATGGATAGATATCATAGGATATGCTGCGTTAGGTGGGGAGATTATCAACGATGAAAGTTGATTTGTTTGATCCAGAAAATGAAGACTGGTTACCGCCGTCAAGCTTTCCAGACCTGACAGTCTACGACAGGATATCTATAGACTTGGAAACAAAGGACCCAAACTTAACTACGTTAGGCCCAGGTTGGTGTCGTGATGACGGGTATATTATAGGGTATGCGGTTGCTGCTGGAGACTTTGTTGGGTACTTCCCTGTAAGGCACAAGTCAGGAAACCTACCAGAAAAAACTGTGGTGAACTGGCTGAAGAAACAGTTAGCCACACCTCACATAGAAAAGGTGATGCACAACTGTATGTACGACCTTGGTTGGCTGCGCTGGGCAGGTATCGAAGTGCAGGGTAAGATTATCGATACAATGATAGCTGCACCACTTCTAAATGAACACAGAAGATATTATAACCTGAACTCTTTGTCCGGTGAATATCTGGGCGAATGGAAGAACGAAAAGATGTTACGGTCTGCGGCAGATATGTATGGCGTGGACCCAAAGGCTGAGATGTGGAAGCTGGACTCCACATTTGTGGGCAGGTATGCAGAGCAAGATGCGTCTGTCACCTTACGTCTGTGGGATAGGTTACGGGCTGACCTTGTAAGCGACGAATGCACAGGGATATTTGATCTAGAGTCAAGCCTGTTGCCAGTTCTTTTGGACATGAAAACTCGCGGTGTGCGGGTTGACATTGACAAAGCTGAACGTGTGCAGAAAGATTTAAAGCAACGTGAAGATGTCTTGTTAGCGGAAATAAAGGATCTTACCCAAGTCAATGTCGAACCGTGGGTCGCTACATCTATAGCAAAGGCGTTCGATGCCGTTGGGCTGACGTACAATAGGACAGAAAAGACGAATGCTCCTGCCTTTACAAAACAGTTTCTTGCGAACCATGACCACCCACTTGCGCAAAAGATTCTGCGCCTTCGTGAGTTTAACAAAGCCAACACGACTTTTGTTGAGACTATACTTCAGCATTCGTATAACGGTCGTATCCATTGTGATTTTAATCCTCTTCGTTCAGATGAAGGGGGCACAGTCACAGGACGATTTTCTTCGTCCAACCCAAACCTCCAGCAAATCCCGGCAAGAGACCCAGAAATCAAAGCGATGATTCGTGGTTTGTTCATCCCAGAAGAGGAATGTAAGTGGGGTTCTTTTGACTACGCCTCACAAGAACCACGCTGGCTTGCCCACTATTGTTCTACACTAAAAGGTGCAAATCGTCACCCACAAATTGACGACGTTGTAAAAATGTATAACGAAGGTGAAGCTGACTTTCACCAGATGGTGGCGGACATTGCTGGCATCAGTCGTAAACAGGCAAAGACTGTGAACCTTGGTATCATGTATGGTATGGGTCGTGGTAAGCTGGCTGGGGTTATGGATATCACAGAAGAAGAGGCTAAAGAGTTGTTGGGTCAGTATCATGATAAGGTGCCGTTTGTAAAAGGCATCGCTGACTTTGCTATGGACAGGGCACAAACCATAGGACATATCCGAACGTGCTTGGGCCGTAAGTGTAGGTT